TTTTAAAAGTACAACCTGATATTATAGCCATAGGAGATGATTGGGCAAAAAAAGATTATTACAAACAAATGGATTTTACACAAAAATGGTTAGATGAAAATAACAATCCAAATAATTGCCTAACAAGTGTTGGAAAACAAAGAATGAATCAATTGGCAAATAGAGAACCTCTCAGCAGAGATGTTGTTGGCAGAATGGCAAAATTTAAACGACATCAGCAACATAAAGATGTGCCTTATTCTGAGGGTTGTGGTGGTATAGCATGGGATGCATGGGGTGGAACATCTGGAATTGAATGGGCAATAAGAACCATTGAAAATGAAAATAAAATGAAAAAAGATTATAATTATAGAAATAACACATTTTTAAACATTAAAGATGTAGATACTAAAAACAGAATAGTTGCTGGTTATTTTTCAGCATTTAACAATGTTGATTCAGACGGTGATTTAATTAGAAAAGGTTCATTTTCAAAATCAATAAATGAACGTGGTCCAAATTCAAGTTCAAACAGAAAAATAGCACACCTTGCTTATCATGATGTAAGAAGACCAATAGGTGTGATTCAAAAATTACAAGAAGATGATTTTGGTTTATATTTTGAATCTAAACTTGGAACTCATACTGACGGTGACGATGCATTGAAAATGTATGAATCTGGAATAATCAAAGAACACTCAATTGGTTTTCAATATATTGATGATAAGACAAATTGGGTAGATTATGAAAAAAATGATAATGTGACTTTAACTGAGGAAGGTAAATCATTTGTAGATTCTAAAAAAGGTTATTATGAAATTAATGAAGTAAAACTTTGGGAAGGTTCTTATGTTACATTTGGTGCAAATTCAAGCACACCAAGTTATGGAGTAATAAAATCAGATGAAGATAAAAAAGAAGTTTTGGAAAATATAAATAGCAGAATGATGCTGTTAAGAAAAGAATTAGGCAATGGCACTTATACTGATAATTGTTTTAAATTATTAGCACAGGAACTAGCCTACATACAAGAACAATATACTACACTTTTAAATATTGAGCCAGTTATTACTACTCATAAAGATAAAGCCGTAAACGATAATAAGATTCGTGAGTTCTTAATTTACACTTTACCAAATATTAATAAATTTTAAATTAAAAAAAATGGATTTAAAAACAAACGAGGAATTGGCAAATATGACTGTTGAGGAATTGGCTGGGTATTATAACACAATTAACGAGGTCAAATCAGCAGAAATTGATAATGCCATTAAAAGCAAATCTTCAAAAGAAGAGGTTGCTAAATTATATAACGATTACAAAAAAGATACTGAAACGCAATTAGAAAAATTAAATTCTGTATTAATTGAACAAGGTTTAAAAATTAAAAAATTAACTGATGTTTCAACTAATGATATGATTGTTTCTAACAGAAGTTTAAGAGATGTTTTGGCAAAAAAAATAAATAATCT